CATCTTCCCTAACTTAAACTTCTTTCGGTTTGCAAAAGGACCTGTTCCAGCCATTGTCCAAACTTTGTTCATGCGTTCTTTGTAAAGGTCACCAAGCATATTGATTTGGAACAACCCTAAAGAATAATCTCCAGTGTTTTTATTAGGGTTAAGGGCATTTGGGTTATACCCAGACTCACGCTCAAGGATAGTAAGAGCGTTTTGTAAACCTTGGCCCTTAAAACCTGCTTGTTTAAGAATGTTAGTAACGTCGCCAACTTTCATTGGGTCTATTCCTGCTTTTGGATCTGCGCCCCATGCGTGAGAGTGCCTTACTCCTCCACCCTCATGGCGGCCATTTGTATTTAAAAGATGGTTAGGGATAATAACGCCGTCACTCTTAGGCAAGAAAAGCTCTGGTCCCTTTTCACCAACAACGTACGGCTTGCTTCCACCAACAGATCCGCCCTCTGCCTTTGTCCCAATACCTAGAGCACTTAAAAGCATGCCCATCATTGTTGACGGAGTTCCGCCAGCCATGCCACCAAAACCGCTAAATATCCCCTTAAGGAAAGAACCGCCACTTAAAGCTCCAGTTAGGCGATCCATAGCGTTTGCTGCATGTTGCATAGCTTCAGCGGCGTTGTTACTAACCGTAAATGCTCCAGCTCCAGCTCTAGCAGTTTGTTGGAGACCTTCCATAGATTTTGTTTGACGATCGCTAAAGCTAGTAATAGCCTCAGTTGTAAACCCAGCTTTTTGTAGCTCGCTCTTTTTATATGACTTACCAACACCAGAAGCTCTTGCGTAAAGTGCAGCTTTTACCTGGGAACGTAGGTATTCATCACTGCCAAAGTAGTTATTAAGAAGTTGATCCAAAGAATTTCCAGGTTGGAATCCCATGTCAAGATCTTCTTTAGTAATTGGTTCAGTGCCAAGTTTTTCTCTACTTAACTTATCCCAAACGCTATTGGCGATATCTTTAAAGCTCTTCATTCCGCCAGTCATAGGGTCTCTTATTTGTATACCAATGCTACGAAGCATGTTAACGCTACGGCCTTGTTGCAAAGCTGCGTAAGCTCCCATGCTGTTTTGTAAACCAGCTCCAGGAGTAAGGTTTGACATAGTTCCAACGCCAGCTAATAAATTCTCGTAACCGGGTAGCGCCATACCAATACCCATTTGCTGACCAGCTGCCATAGCAAGCGGGGCATCCATTGGGTCAGTAACAGTTCCACGTTGAGAAAACTGACGCTGCACGCCGCTTACACGGTTGTACGCCTCTTCTCTAGTGTTATTAAACGGTGCAGGTAAAAAGCCGGGTAGAAAACTAGCGGATCGTGGTTGGCTATTTGGGTCCTGAAGACCATACGCCATAGCGCGGTTAGTAAGAAGGTTCATACCAACTTGCTTGTTTGTATCAGGGAGCGCCTGGCTCATTAAGCTATAGCCGGTAATCGCTTGAGCTACAAACTTTTTCTGCCCTGGTGAGAGCATGTCAGACATTTTGGTAGTTCCGTTGTTATTATTGCCGCCGCCGTTTTGTGCTGGATCTGGTTGAGGCATGGTTGTGCTTGGCAAAGGCTGACCATTAGGTCCAAGAAGCCCACTGTATCTAGGAGTAGGCTGTTGCATAATGGTGTTAGCAGAAGACTGAACTCCACCGCCGCCGCCCGCAAAGGCTTGATTTGCAACGCTAGATAACCGAGAAACACTGCTACTTAGAATATTTGCAAAGGTAGAAGCACGCGTAATGCCAAGAGTCATCTTGTCATTTACGCGGTCGACTGTGTCAGATAGGTCGGCGATTAAAGACGAGAACCGTGCCCCGCCTAAATTCATGCCGGATTTGCTATCCACTATCTGGCTCCTCCTTTATATCTTTGACTGCGCTCTACCCAGTTTGCTCGTTCTCTATAAGATAAAGAACGAATGTCAGATAAAGTCCATCCGTTAAATGTTCTAGTCAGCACTTCGTACTGATCTAAAAGCGCTTCGTAATCTGTTTCTCTATAGACGAAACAAATCAACAAGGCTAAGCGGAAGTTCCATAGTTTCACCGCATGCCTTGCAGACCTTCGTCACCTCCCCAAGGCGTGGGCCTGGGTTACGGTCGAGAATCTGATCAATAATTTTTGCTCGGTCTGCCATGCTTAATGACAAAGCCGTAGAAGCGCCTACTGATGGTGATCCGTCTATTGATACGATACATCCAGATAGTAATAAAGTGTTGATCTCAGCTGAAGTCTTATCCATATTTTCCATAAGCTTCTTCTGAACAACTCCGTTTGGTAGCACTACTCTTACTACTCCGCGAGTAGTCTCCACCATCCATGAGCGGTCTTGAATAGGATCATCGAGCTTACGCTCTGGAACGTCCGCAACTAAATCAATAGTTGCGTTATCCTCTTGCCTACAGGACCTGCACTGAACTGGTATTGAAATAGTGTTACCAAAAGTTACGCGACGAACGCCAATAAGGATTGCGTCACGGTCTCCAGACAACAAGGTGTCTAGATCATCCTTAGATACCTCTTCTGACCCAAGGCTCATAAGCCCTCGTTGAAGAAGAACGTTTAGGGACTTGCCTATTGTTCCAGCCTTAGCGATTGCTTCTTCATCAGCTCCAGTAAGTTCTCTAACTTCAGCTGTAGTAATTAGTTCTCCAGCATTGTTAATAAACCCACCAGGTAGTTTTACTTCAGACTCTGAAGGTGCCCGGGTCTTGATCTGGACCTCGGGCTCCTCCATCGCCTTCTTTGCAAATTGCTCAATTAGTTTTGCGTCTGTGATTACTTGTGGTTGTGACAATTTATACTCCTAGATAATGGTTACGGCTTTGGGATTGGCTTAAAGTCTGCGCCGACAAATGATACAGAAAGACCTTCGTGTACAAGTGTCATTGACTCAAACAAGATTCCGCCGTCTCCAGCGTTCAACTCGTTGTAGTTCAAGCCTGTGATCCACGCATTGTGAACGCGGAAGCGCATACGTGGCAAGTTGTCATCTGCTGGTGTTCCAGGTGTAGCGGACGCATTTGGGTGGTCCATTACATAGATGTCAATATTGACACGGAAGTTCTTGTTGACTCCGGTGTTCAAGCCTTCGCCAGATGCGGCCGAGAAAAGACCCTTCATCCAGGTGATGCCTTGGTCGTTGCCATAAAGAACGCCACGCTGGAAGGTAACTGGAACAAAAGTTGTCATGCCAGGGATCTGGTGGACAGTAGTGTTATAGCCGCCTTCACGGTATGGGATAGATTGAGTATTGATATTCAATCCGCTGATGAAAGTAAATCCGCCGATCCAACCATCTGAATAGCCAGCTGTTGCTGGGTTCGTTGTGCTTGATGTAAGGATTCGCTTATCGAATGCCTCGTCACCAGCTTTGGTGAACTCTGCGTAGAACCGAAAGTTACGTAACGGATCTGTCGCAATTGTGGAGAAGCGGTTAATGATGCTACTTGGCATTTGTTATTGTCTCCTTACGCCACAGTAACGGTGGTTCCACCGTCAAACTGGCCGATCTTGATAATGATAAATTCGGCTGGACGTTGTAGCGCAACGCCAATCTCGATATGAACTTCACCGTTATCAATGGTTGCTTGGGTATTGTTTCCAGCGTCTACCTTCACGAAGAAAGCTTCGGCTGGGGTGTTTCCACGTAGGCCGCCCTGTGACCAGAAGTTGGTCAAGAAGCTGCTTAACGCAGAATCAATTCGACGCCATAGACTTGGGTCGTTTGGCTCGAAAATTGCGAACTGTGTTAGATCTACCATTGCCTTGCGCAAGTAGATAAGAGTACGACGTACTGGAACATAACGGTCTACGTAACCAGCCTTAATTGTGCGGGATCCCATAACAACAATTCCAGATCCTGAAATGAATCGGATTGCGTTAACTGGAGCTGCTGCAGAGTTAAGCGAGTCTAGTTCTGCGTTTGTTAAAGCTGAAACTGATACAGCCCCACCAATACGAGCGGTAAGTCCGGCGGGAGCCTTAAACACTCCGCGAGAAGCATCTGTTGACGCGATTAAACCAATTACAGCTCCACCAGCTCCTACAGGACGAGTTGAAGCAGATGACGCTCCAATACCAAGAGTTGGATCGCTTATCACAATTCTTGGGTAATAAACAGCTGCTAGTGAACTAGAGGTGTAGCTAGCAGCTAGGGTAAT